TCTCGTGGAAGCGATCAAAGTTCTTCAACTTAGACGCATCAAACGGCAATTGATAATTTGTGAGCGCAACTTTTGCCCCCATCACAACCAATTCAGTTGGAAAATTATCCATCATAAATCCGAAGAAGTTATCTGCCATTGCATCCCAATCTTTGACTTTCTTTTGGTGTGCTGTTTGAAGTTCGTAGCACAAAGATACAGTCAAAGAATACATAGCACTAATTTCTTTGATGCTAGAGTTTTTAATTTTGCCTGACAAAATATCTTCTGGCTTAGGCATCTGTTTAGCAACCTTACGATGTGCCATAAATTTAACAGCAAGCCCTTCGCCAATTGCACCTGAAACCAAATCAGTTAATGTGCCTTCGTCTAAATCGTCATCTTTGAGTAATTCTGATACAAAAGACCAGCTACGGGGTGTAGCAAAAGAACGACTTGCACCACGGGGATCAAAGTCATACAAATCATTTTTAGCAAAGCCTACATAACCGACAACCTGTTCGTGAATTTTGTTGTTAACAGCCCATTCTTGCCAATCTTCAAAATCTGATTTAAGTTCTAAGTGAACAAAACGATTTGCCAACGGAGCAGGCATTCTATAAGTAACAGCCTTGTCAGTTTCTCTGTTACCTGCGGCAACAATACTAACACCTTCTGGCAAAATGTAAGTACCAACACGACGGTTCAAAATCAATTGATATGCCGCCGCCTGTGTAGAAGGAGCCGCAGAGTTCAACTCATCTAAAAACAGAATAGCAGTAGACTCTGGATCTGTAGGCAACTCTGCGGGAGGAGCCCAGGTCATTGTATTGAGTGTACTGTTGTAATAAGGAATACCTTTAATGTCAGTAGGTTCCCACAAACTTAAACGAACATCGATAACTTCTCTATCTTGTTCGTCTCCGATTTGTTTAACAATATCGGATTTACCAATACCGGGAGGACCCCACATAAACACAGGGCGTTTAATTTTAATACATTTACGAAGACTACGTTTAGCTTCATTTGGTGTAACTGTACGATTTGCGGAAATTTGCTCTGCCATAACAATCTTTCTTAAAGTGTTTAAAAAATATTGAATACTGTATGCATCAATATGTATATATTGTACACTATAAAACAGTCAGCGTCAAGCAGTTTTGGTACTTTTGTCTTTGGCTATTGTAAATTTTACAATGTTGCCTGAAAACAACACTAGTTGAACTGCCATTTTTTCTCCAAAAACATAGATGTCTTTGTTGGTAATATACCAAGGACAATCAATAAAATGATCTAACCAAATAATTAATTGGTTGTTATAAACAACTGGTTCGTCTAATTTAATTTTGTAAAATTTAAGATCGGCTTTTTGAAGAGTATCAAACCCTTGATCACTAAGACGAAGTCCGCCTTTTGATTTGTTTCTTGTACTAAGAAACAATATTGATTGTAATTTTCTAAGAGATTTCTCGTCCGTTTTTAATCCAAGTGTTTCTGCAATATACTTGGTTAGTTTAGATTTGAGATTCATCGGTTAATTTTTCTCCAACTGTAAGTTTATATACATTGAAGTCTGTGGTATTAAACAATTTGTTTAATTTTTCAGCTAGATTAAATGCGTGACCAGAATTGGAGAATGAAATTTTCTTGTACTTTGGACCTATATGGTGTGCGACCATACTAGATGTTTTAAGATTAATTGGTTTATCTTGATAGAATACTGCCCAAATAGCCTCTGCGTCTAAGACCTGCTCTGTTTTATAAGTTTTTTTATTGGTTATTTCTAACAAAACTTTTGGTTTTGGGCGACTCATTATATATCTCCGTAAAGTACATATATATTTATCACAAAATCACCTAAAAACTTCCACCGTCCATTTTGATAGATATAGGATCAGCTGATGCTGTAGTTGAAACAATTTGATCTAAATCACCAGCTAATCTGGTCATAACAACACTTAAACTATTTTGAAGATCTGTGGCTTCTTTAATAGTCAAAGTTACAGTTTTTTGATTACTCTTAATGGCAACACGAGTACGATCTAAAAAATCTTCAATTGGAATGGTGTTAAGGTTCTTCATTCTTTATTTAACTGGTTTAATACTTTTTTCATTTCCTGTGCTGTGCGGAATGGTCCTTGAAATGGATTACGTTCTAATGTAATTAATTTTGGACAGAAACTTTTAAGCCATCCTTTTTTAAATTTTATAACATAATATCCTGCACAATATTGACTTTTACTTTTTGCACTTTTGGCAAATAATGGTAATTTCCTACGAACATCATATACGGGTTCGTAAGGATGAGTACGGCAAGGATAATCGTATACAGAATGCCCATTGGTTTCGCTATTTTCTTTTTTATATTTTTCTTCAACTACATCGATACCAAATTGAGTATTAATTTCTGTTAAATCTTTGAAAGGCACAGTTTGTCCATTTTTTAAAAAAACATAACCTTTTTTAGATTTAGCAATAGATCCAATTTTTTTAGGACCATCTTTTACCAACCATTCTTTATTCGGAATCAATACTTTTGCATTTGCTATCATCATATATACCTTGCGTTTAATGGTTCTGCATAACTTTGAACCTGCTCACTTACTTTTTGTAGATCGTATTCTGCACAAAATTTTAATAATCTAATACCAACTTGCGGAACATTTTTTTCTGCTGTGATCGCAGATTGTACGGTATCTTTGATTAATAATTTAATATCGTTTGGTTGTGCTGTTAGATCACACAAATTAACATTTCTCATATAATCATCTAGCACACGATGCTCTACTCCTTCGTGGTCTACCCACTTTTGGAGCATGAGATTGTTCCACGAATATCCTTTAGACGCCCTGTCAGCATACGCTTCACGGAGACCAACTTTATTTTTTGTCCCTTTCTCACGTACTCCTGGATAAGCACTAAAGATATTGTCGGAGGTGTCTCCACGCATACACTTCTCAAATAGCAACCAGGCCGGATCCGGCGCGGGCTTTTCTTGTTTAGTTTTCTTATCAATGACACGTTTACCTTTTTCATCAAAGTACCCCTCGTGTGTAGTTGTAATTTGCATCACACCATTATATTGTCGAACGTTTGGTGCAATAAGTTGTGCAAAGTCTCCGTCTGTCGAAATTATCACGTGATTATCGTTGGGATGACTTTGTATCCATCCAGCAATCAAATCGTCTGCTTCTAACTGCTGATGCTGAAGTACCGTACAATTAGTTTTATTGGTAATGAAATCTTTGAACTGATCAAAGGTTTCCCAAAATACACGATCTTCTTCTTGCTCACGAGGACTTGCCGCGGCACGAGCATCTGTACGTTGACGTTTGTAAGGAGCATAGTAATCCTTACGCCAGCTACGTCCCTCTAAACAAAAGACAACGTGGTCACCTTTAAAGTCTTTCCACGCTTTTCGGACACTGCCTAATACTGTATGGATACTCATTCCGACTTTATCATTAAGATCTCCTCTAATAACGTGTCGGGCTCTAAAAAATGTATTTGCTGTATCTACCAGTATATATGTTTTTGACATTAACTAACTTCCGTTCTTCCATCTTCACGCAACGCACGGTTAACGTAACCGGCACCTCTACGACTCATATCAACGCCTTCTTCGGCACCAACATTTCGGCATAGTTCGGAAAACCATTGGTCCACAATTTCTTCATCTGTTTCTCCAACGTATCCGTTACTACGTAATTGTAACACAAAATAGTCATTCCAGTCAAGTTCAAAAAATCCGTTACGAATATTATCCTTGTTGACGTGTGTATCCAAAACAGCTACCCAGGGCTCTTTCCGCTCAGTAGCAATTTCTTTTGGACTTAACCCAGCAAGTCTAGCGGCTTCTTTGGCTTCTTCGGCAGTTTTAATAAACAATTCTGCCTCGGCTTTTGCTTGTTCTTTTTCGGCTTCAATTTTATCAATACCGAATAATTTTTTAATAATATTTTTCATTATGTACAGTGGTACCTGTAGTCGATCACTGTAACGCCATCCACGTTTCATTGCCGCTAGTGCCACATTCTTTGCGTTTAATGTGTAAACATTTTCCACACCGCCTACTGGCATTAGATAAACGTGTCCTTTAAATCCTGCCGCACGATATGCACCAACTGCACATTCTGCATCTGCGATATCTTGTTCTGTTGCTACTACAAACTTAAGATAGGCAGTTCCAACTTCTTCATATTCGCAAACTACTTCAGGCTTAATAGCATCATCCCAACTCTCACCACTGCAAGGTAATTTAGCACTTACACTAAATGTGATTTCTCTAAAGTTACTCCAACGACTTAGATATTCTTTAAACTCTGGAGTTAGTTTTTGAGTGCCATTTGTTTCAAATGTAAGTTCTTTAAGACTTTGCATTTTAGGATGATCTAATAATTCAGCATAACTACGTTGCCAACCTAACAATGGTTCGCCCCCTGTAATTACGAGATGTTCGTCTTGCCATTCTTTGTAAGGAAGTATATCCACAATCGAAGAGGCAATGCTATCAACAGACAATAAAGGAGAAAGATGCTTAAACCTAGGATCCCAAGAAGCATAGCTATCGCACCCTGTAGATACAAGAGGCAATTCTTTATAATTATTGTAGTGATATACCACTTGTGCAATGTCGTCAGCTTCAGTACTGAGTTCGCCACGTGGCATACCAAAGCCCCTGCAAGAAAAATTGCAGCCAAAAGTTCTAAGGAACACGCTAGGTACTCCCATATATCTACCCTCGCCCTGTATAGAGTAGAAAAGTTCCGCTATCTTAATCTTTGACATTTGTATCCTTTCAATGAGTTTATTATAAACATATTTTTTTAACAAGTCAACAGATTTAATCTTGTTTATATGTTGAACTTTTATAATTACCTTTACCTGGAATTGTATTACGAACACCACCGATTGGATCTTCGACATCACCTTTTCTACGAGGAATAAGATGAATGTGTGGCCAGTTTACAGTTTGTCCTGCGGCTTCGCCATAATTAAATCCAATGTTAAAACCGTCCCATTCACCGTTTTTAACTTTGGTGTTTCCATATCTAAATGCGTCGCTGAACGCTTCATTGAGGATAGACGTGTTATTATATTTAGGAACAAATAATAAATGACCGGGTGTACAAGGATATTTGTCTCTATATACAATTACATGAAAATCATCCCGCTCAATGTCTGTCCAAGGAGCAGAACTATCTTCAATATGATCTGGGCCTGTGAATATTGCATCCATTTATAATCTCGCTAAATCTTTGTAAAAATGCATTTACATAACAACTGTATTTTTGATTGCTATCTTTATTGGTATAATATACCCAAGTATGTTTACCAATTTTTTCAACATTATCAACAAGAAATAATTTTCCGTCAATAGAGGACCATTTAGATCCTATAGTTGGTAATTTATTCATCTTTAAAAT